CGGGGTAGCTGAACCCGGAACTGCCGGACCCGAAGAACCGGGCGAGGCGCTATCGCTGTAAGGCGAACTGCTGGAGGCGGTGTAGGCGCCGCCAGTTGGACCCATTCCACCGGCACTGCCGCCGGGCGTTTGCGCTACGTCGCCGCCACCACGAAGCAAGTCATTGAGCCGACGCACCTCGTCAGTAACGTCCCGCATCTGGTCGTTGAGGTCTTCGGTAGTTTTCGCCCGACGAGTAACGGAAGAGAAATCAGTTGCTCCGCTTCCGCCACCGCTGAAGCGCATCGGAACTTGGTTTGGATTAGGTGGTTGATCGTGGGGTTTCTGCGACAGACCGCCTTTGCCGCCTAGAATGTTTCCCCATTGCCAGCCCTTCCAGATGTCCATATCCGGAAGCCACTGAGTGCCGCCCTTCTTCATCTTATCTTTAGCTGCATCACCACGTCGAGCAAGATCGTCGAACGTGTCCATGATGCGCTTGTAGTCTTCGATGTCAGCTTCGATCAGCTTCTTGCCTTCGCGGAACAACGAGATCACGCCACCGACGGTGGAGCGGGCGCCCTTCTGGATATCCTCCCACGGAAGATTCTCTAGCTGCTTGGCGGCATCGACGAGTGACTTTTGAAACTCCTTGCCGGGCTCGGTGCCTAGCCAATTATTGAAAGTCTCCGCCATCCGCGTGAACACCGGCATCAACTCATTGCCGATGGCGGTGGTGAAGTTATCGACCTGCAGGCCCAGCAAGGTAAACTGCAGCTGGAGCTTCTGCGCGTCCTCGACGCTGACGACCGTGACCTTGCCGATCTTTTCGATCAGCTCGGCACCGCGCTCCCAGCCCTTACCATGCAGGCCGAGCGCCTTCTCGATGGTAGTAACGCCCCACTGATTGCCTTCCTTGGCATACTGCGCGAGCTTTTGCAGCATGAAACGGAAGCCCTGCTCAGGGCCGCCAGCTTGCACTTCCTTCATGAGCGCATCGGCTAGGGCAGCGCCGGTACGATCAGCCGTGCTCTTGACTAGGTCATTGTATAATTCGGAGAAGCGCTCCTTGCGGCCGAGCTCCTGGATCTTCCGCAGCGCCGTCTCGACATCATTGGCGGCGGTTTCGCTCGCCATGCCGGCAGCTTTACCGGCCAGCTTCCAACGCTCCAAGGCTTCGGCACTGGTGCCAAGCTCTTTGGCAAGATAGTGTAGCTGCAGGCCCTGCGCACTGAAGTCCGCTAACGCCTTGCCGCCAGCAACAAGGCCTGCAACTAAACCACCACCTAGCAACCCGCCGGTAATGCCGAGCAGGCGCATGCCCGACATAAGCTCGCGGTGCGCTACCGACCAGACACGATTGAGTGACTGGATCTCCTGTTGGACGCGGCCGGTGCTAGCCTTGCTATCGACATCGGCTAATGCCAGCCGCAGCTTCTCGAGGTTAGCGAGAGCTTGCCTGCCATCAGCCTTGACGACAATCTCAATGCTATCGGCCATCTAGCGTCCGGCCTCTTCTTCTTGCGCGCGGCGCTCGTCCGCGAGCTTCTGGCTTAGCTTGCTAGTCCAGACCATATGCCGCCGGATCGCAGAGAGTGGTTTAGCCAACCACAAATCCGGCTCGACGTTATAGAACCGCGCGAGCCGATAGCAATCCAGAATGAGGTCGTCTACAGATCCGGCGTGAAAAAAGGCAACAGCTGCCAAGCAATGCTATTCCAGTCCTTGGGGTTCATCATCCTAATCGAGGACGGCGGGACTGACGCCAGCCTCGACATCATTTGCGTCATCTTCTTTTCGTTGAACGAAAGCTTGACGGTCTCCCCTTGGAAGGGATCGATATCGACCGGATTGCCACAGCGTTCGATATCGCCGCCATTTGGCTCACGGAAAACAAGCTCGCTCACTTCCTCGCCGTTGGCCTGGATTGGTTTACGCAGCTTGACCGTGATAGGCCCGGATAGGAGCGCGGCGCCGTTAGTCTTCTGCGGCGGCGCAGCCTCTTCTTTCTCCGGGGTCTCGTTGTCAATATCTTCTTCTGCCACGCGGGTTCTCCTACGTTACTCGCGGATCAGAGCAGCTCCTCACAGGTTGTGCCTTCGAAGCGCACCCGGAATTGCCCTTCACGAGAATTGATTTCGATAGCGCTGCGGCACCAAGCTTCCTTGAGCACGTAGACGCTATTGTTGGCGAGCTCGGCGGTGACGGTAACGTCCGTCATTGCCTCCAGGTTCTCCACCGACATGCCTTGCACGTCAGTCAAGTCCCCTTCGATGTAGGGCACCCTCGGCAACTCAGAGTACCCATGCACATAATCTTGACCGGCAATGCCAGCGCGCTCGAGTGCAGATGGCGATACCGTGAAGTTGCCTCGCAACGGGAGCAGTGCCCCGTCTACCTTGAAGAAGGCGATACCTGCAACGCGCTGACCCATGGGTCGCTCCTGTTATCCGATGATGAAGGGAGAAGTAATCGGGGCGGCAAACCAAATCGCAGGAACCCGCGATGTTCCCCACCGATCCAGCTAGGTGGGATGGTTGCCGCCCCAACGAGGCGACGAAGGGGAGGCCTACGCCGCCTGACCCAACGTAGTGGCACCGGCCGTGATCTCGGCGTCGTTGCCACGGTTGTACTGCAGACGGAACTGGACGAGCACCGCGAAGATGCGGAGCTGGTTGACCAAGTCCGGCGGGTAAAGCACGTTCACGCGGTTGGGATTATTCGGATCACGCTCGACGATGAGGTGGCTCTTGAAGTTGGCCACATCCTCCACCAGACCGTTGAACTCGTCGATGCGATACTGCGCCACGAGCTCGGCCTTGATCGACTTCGGTGTGACGATCGCCTGCCCTACGCCGAACCTCGTCCCATCGTTCGCCAGCTTATGGCGGGGGAACTTGCTGGTAATGGCGTGGCGCTGGTTCCGAATGAGTCGGGCCAGCGTGGCCATCGTGGTGACCAGCTCATACGCATCATCACTCTGGGAGTAGAGATTGAGTTGGTAGGTCGTGGTTTCCCGCAGGATCATCGGGAAGTTATCGCTGCCGCATTTCTGCGTCGCCAGACCATTGCCGCTGATAGAGTTTAGCTCCATCAGGTTGAACCGGAAATCTCCCGGAGCCGGCAGGACCAAGTTGAGCGACAGGGTTTGCAGCGGCCGGGCGGGATCGTTGGTAAGCGCCCGCGCTGCTTTCGCCGCATAGGCCGAACACCACTCATATATTGGCGTCGGCGACATATCCTCTACCGCCATCACCGAGGTCAGTCCGCTGTTGCGGGTTGCTCCCCAGATAATGAGGTCGGCATAGTTGTCGCGGCGGGCAGTGAAGATGTGGCCATAAAGCTGACGCATCCAGCCCCATCTTCCAGTATCGCTAAAGCCATACTCCTGCTCCCAAGCCAGCAGGCTGGTGGAGTCGGTATAGGGCATCGCGACGTACTCAAACTCACGCTCGCCGAGGTTGGCGATAGCGTCATCGAAGTTGGGGATGCCAGCGCCGCCGGTAAGCCGTCCGAACACGTTGGAGGGCGGGGACTCGCCGGAGCCGGAGAAGGTAAGCAGCAGGCCGATAGGAGTTTCCTCACCACCGATCTTGCCGTAGTAGTTCAGGAACATTCCGATGTCGTTGCCGTTATGGCCCGGCGTCTTGCAGCTTACCGTGACCCGGTTCGTAGCCGAGGTTGCGGTCACCGGGAGGAACGGCGTCTCGTTGATCTCGGCCGCGATCTGGGTGGCGATCTCGTCCGGGGTATCGCTGGCGCCAATGGTCACCGCGATCTTATGACCGGCAACATAGAGATTGATCACACCGGCCTCGAACATCGGCGGCGATTGGGTGCCGGCAACGTCGATGGTCCCGCTAGCGGCGGTGGAACCTTCATCCGGATCGACGCCCAGGCCCCACACTTCGTGTGCGAAGTTGTTGGCGAAGAAGGCCTTGAACATGCAGCTGATCTCCGAGCCTTGACCATAGGCCCGATCGACTTGCGCTTGCGTGCCCATCGGCCGCGGAATGTCGGGCGGCTGCAGGCCACTCGCCATCTTGGCGCCAACGACGAGCGCCGGCTGGCGGACAATCGGCAAGCCCGCCTGACTTGGATCGACCTCCGCCCAGTAGAGCGGGATGCGCCACTGAGCGGGAATGCTATTAAACGAAATCGGCATAGCAGGCCTCCTTCATGGATGGGGATTTAGGTTGCTGCCGCGTCGTCTTTTTAGCTGCCTGCTCGGCGGCGTCTCGCATGGCTGCATCTTGCTCGAGTAGTCTTTCCGCATAGTCCCAGCCGTGAACTCGCACCAGTTCTGCCAGTAGTTGGTCAGTCTTAGAATAATCATCGGGCCACCACACGCGCGGCCGGCCGTCGTAGTCGTGTGAGTCTGAGTAGTTCATTTGAACACCAGGAGACGCTGACGGTCCTTACACCCCAAGAGGAAGAGGAGCTTGGCTGCAAGTTCTCCGCCAGCGCCCTCGACGCGATGATGCCCTGGCTAAAGGCTTTCGCGCAGAGATTAGAATGTGTGCAAAATCATTCCGATGCCGAACAAGGCCATCATCAGAATGGCGCCGGTAACGAAGCCGTACAGCCAAGCGATGACGATCTCTTGTTCGCGTGGAAGGGGTCTCATGGGTACGGGAGCAGCTGGGAAATTAGGGGACCCACAATCAACCTCCGCGTGGTAGCCAAGTCAATTGCAGACTAATCCCCCAGCCCTCCGCGCACCTCCTTAAGCCTCGGGTGCGTCACCATCCAGAGGCTTCGGTGGCTCCAGGTCCAGGTCGTCCCCGTTAGGCTCGGTCGAGACCGGCCATTGATCGGGGGCTTCCGTCAACACCGTACCGTCTTTGATGCGGCGCTTGGTAAATTGGTCGAACGGCCACTCCACGCTGTCGTAGATAGTGGCGCGAAACTTGATGTTGCCGAGCGGATGCCGAATGTACTTGCGGATCTCCTCGGCGGTATAGCTTCGAGTCTTTCCCGGCCATACCCGAATGCGG